TTACAAGGTGCAGTGGGGCGCTCAAAGCGCCGTTGTCCAGGGCCTCATGCAGCAAAAGCAGCTGCTTAAGGAAGCGGCAGAAGCCCAACGTGATCTTGCAGACATGCAGCTACCAGACTGGATGGAGGACTTGGGCAAGTCAATCAACAAGCTATTCGGCAAGGAAAACATTGACGCGTTCTTCGGATACATTCGCGAGCAGGTCAACACCCTGGCCGCGACTCCCATAGCGATGCAGATTCAGCAAACTGGCGGTGAAGTCGGAGCAAGTCCAGTAGGTCAGGGGCTGAATAAGGTTGGAGAGGCCATAGCAGACGGGGCCAGCGCCCTTTTCAACGCCGGGGGCGCTATCTCAAATGTCCTTCAGACTGCCGGGGGATGGGTTGGGGCAATCATCGACGTATTTATGAACGCTGATAAGTATCTCAACATCCTGATTGAGTTTCCCAAGCAGTTCCTGAAAGTCATTCAAAACCTTCCGGCTCTCGTCCAAAAGTTTGTTGATGCCTTTCCCGGCATGATCAGAGCCATAGCAGAGGCCCTGCCTGGAATCATTCTTAAGCTTGTTGATATGATTCCGGACTTCATAGCGGCAATGCTTGAATCAATTCCCCTGCTCATCGAGCGGCTTTCGGAAGCCCTGCCCGAAATCCTGGTGAAGCTGATAGGCATGCTTCCAAAGCTTATCGCGATGGTAGGGCGGGCCATGTTTCTCGCGATTCAGAGCTTTGTCAAAGGGCTCATTCGGGGACTTGGGCGCCTCTTATCCGGCGTGAAAATGCCAAGGGCTGAGATATCGACCAAAGGGATAGAGAACACCGTTAAAAAGCTCCAGGGCTCATCGTCACGACTCTTTCAAGTCAAGGACCTTATGGAAGCCGCAAAAGACCCCATGCTCAAGCTCACTGAGGGTGTTACGGCAGCATTCAAAAAGGGATCCAACTTCATTAAAGACGCCTGGATGTGGGTATATGACAAGATCATCAAGCCTATCTTCGATGCTCTGAAAGACGCATGGATGTGGGTATACGACAACATCATAGTACCCATTGGCCGCATCATCACAGAAGCCTGGTTCTGGATAAACGAAAAGATTTTGCAGCCGATTATCGAGGCATTTGAGGCGGTGTTTAACTTCCTCAATGACAACGTGTTCAAGCCAATCATCAAGGCATTTTCTTACCTTTTCAACTGGATCAACCAGAACATTTTCCAGCCGTTCACCAAAGCTCTTGATATGGTATTTTCCTGGGTACAGGAAAAAGTCATAGAGCCGCTGGCTTCTGCTGGTGAGGTAATTGCAAAACCAATCGTTGAAGCATTCCAAGGCATCATGGGCCTCTTCAATGGTCTTGGCGATGCCCTGAAAAGTCTTTTCAAGCTTGACTTCTCAGGCGTGAAGGAAGCGTTCCAGGGGATTTTTGATAAAGGCGGGGAAATCCTGAAAGACGCCTTCAAGGGGGTTGTGAACCCTATCATCCGGCTTTTCAACGGCGTCATTGACGTACTAAACGGAATGGTAATTCCAGGCGTCCGGTGGAGTGTCAGCGCCGGCAAGCTCGGTTCGTGGTCTGGTCAGCTCTGGGACGACATCGACCTGATACCGGGGGATCTTTCGAAGCTTCAGACCCTGGCCATGGGTGGCCTGGTCCTTCCATCATCCGGGGTCACACTCCAGGGCCTGGGATCGGACACCGTTCCGATTGCGGCTACACCGGGGGAATTCATCGTCAACCGTCGCGGGGTGGAAACGGGGGGGCTCGACATGCTCTCCATGCTCAATCGGGGCGTGGCGCCGCAGGGCGGGAGCGGTACCTATAACATAAGCTTCGAAATCAACATCGATGCCAAGACGCCAATGGACGAGGGCTTTATACGGGGCAAGCTGGTCCCGGCAATGCGCGATGAACTCAAGCGGGCCAGCCTCGATGGTCAATTTGTGCTTAGTGCGAAGGGGATCAGATGATAACGACGTTCTTCGGATACCTTGAAGCAGCTTACCTCATGGGCCCATACCTCACGGGGCTTGCGGACGCTGCGACCCATAGCCAGTTCAATCGGATCATTGACGAAGAGACTCCGGTACTCGTGCAGCACGAGCAGAGAATCGAGACGGATGAACCGATCAAATCCCAGATCGCCCGACTCATCACTGAGTTTGAGCAGCCTGTGCTCAGTCAGTTTGATCGGCAGTCAGACGCCGGCACTCCGATACGCACCCAGCACGAGCAGGCGATAGCTGATTACCCGGTAGCAATCCGGAGTGAGTTTGATCGGGCGATTGATGCCACAGGAGTTGTCCGTTCGCAGTTTGAGCGGATAAACGAAAAAACCCTGGCAGTCTTCACCCAGCACGGGCGGGAGATAACCGGGACCATCCAGCGGACCCGATCGGAGTTTGGCCGCGGTCCCGTGAGCCACGCATACTGTGATGGCTACCTCGTCGATCCTTACCTCAGCGGCCCATATCTTGCGCCTAAAATTTGTGCACATCTACGGATGCAGCATAACCTGGTCAGCGGATTCCGCCTTAATACGCAGATTTTGCATGCTATCTATAACACGACCAATCTTCGGATCCTTTGCGACTTCCCATCGCGCGGCAACACCGGAACAAACTGGTCAGTGATCGCTGGCGGCACGGCGGCAGGGGACTTTGGAGTCAATAACGTCAATTCCGACATTGTCGAGCAGGTATACAGATCCACGGCAAAAGTGGTCACGATCCAATGCGATACCCAGGTGAGCCAGGGAATCTTCAACGATACGCTGGCGATACTTGGCCACAACCTGACAACCTCTGCCATCGTCACGATGCAGGGCAGCAACGATCCAACTTTCAGCACCGTGGGCATCTCCGAGACGCTCGACGTCGAACTTGAAAACCTCTATTGGATTTCTGAATTCCTGCCCCAGAACAGTTACCGCTACTGGCGCTTTATCTTCAATGATACGACCAACGCGGCCAATCTTCAGATGGGAACAATCGTCTTTGGTTCGTCGATCATCTTTAACGGGGAATGTTTCACCGATGATGTTGTGAGGCGCAAAACCCACTTTGCCGATCGGGTAAGGACGGAAGGCTATAGCGCCGTGAGTAACGACCGGGCACTTAAGCGGGCTGTAAGCCTTTCATTCCGTCGCCTCGACTTCAACCGGGACAACTATGAAAACCTTGTCGGGGTCATCGACTACGCGCGGACATCACTGAAATGTCTTTGGATACCAACGCCACGCTTTGCAAGCCGCTTTGCAGTCTTCGGTAAGCTCTCGGAAATCCCAGTGGAGAATCACAGGGCTCTTGGAAGCGATGCCGATTACATCGACATGGACGTTAACGTGGATGAGGCCCTATGAGTAGTTCAGACAGAAGGCCATATTTAACCTCTTCAACGCTTGATCAGGCATTGCTTGACGATTGCGCTGACAACTTCTCGACTCGAATTGAAATGGTTTTGGAAATCGAAAAGCCCGGAGGCGGCTTTATCTACGCGAGTGATCGCAACAAGTACGTGGGCGGGGTCTTTTATGAGGCCCTGCTCGTTTTCCCCGTGATCAGCCGGACCGTAGGCGAATGGCTAAGCCCAAGCCTTCAGTTTTCCACCGTGACCGTGGAGCTTTCAAACGCCGATGGCCGCTTTAATGAGTTTCTGCCCGGTGGCGGAAATTACAATAGCTTCATCGGTCGGACGCTCGATGTGAAAATAGGACTGGCGGAAGCTTCCAGCACGTACATGACCGTTTTCAGTGGCCGCATTACGGAAGTAGGCGGCTTTAGTCGCGGCACATTCTCAGTCAGCTTCATTGCTCGCGATGAAAAGGAAGCCCTTAACGCAGCCTTTCCCAAGACGGCACTTTCGAGAAACGTCTATCCTGACCTCGATGACGCAACGGTCGGGCAGATCCTTCCCGTCATCTATGGGGATTGGACCACGGCGCTGGATCCTGACCCGGCTGTTATCCCCGTCTATGTCCTGAACGGCAATAACGTCAACGTCACGGGTGGAAGCCGGATCAATGTCGAGTTTAGGATTGCAGAGCATGACCTGACATTCTTCGATAGTGCAAATGTCTACCTTTTCAAGGGGGATATTTATTATCAGGTCACGCCTGCCGACGTTCAGAACGTGGACCCATCGAACAACTATTTCGAGATAGCGCAGAATACGGGAAACCTTTGGGCCCCTGACGGGACTGCCTACCTCTACGAGCCGGGGGACAGCTTTTTCGTTCGCGTGAAAGGAAAGGATCTTGGAGCCTACGACGACAACCCCGTGGAGCAGGCTCGGGACATCCTCATAAGCCAGGGCGGAGCTCTATCGGGTGACTTTGATACCAACTGGAATACCTTCCGCGATAAGTCAACCCCGGCTCAGTCTGCGATCTCGACCATCAAGTCGAGAATCTGGGAGAATGAACCAAAGCCAGCGATGGAATACGCTCTTTCAATTCTTGAGCAAATTAGGCTTGAGGCGTACATAGATGCCAATCTAAAAATAAAGATTAACAGCCTTCATTTTGAAGATTGGAACCCCTCGCCTTCGTTCACAGTAAAAAACTGGGATGTTGTCGAGCGCACCTTAAGACCAAAAACAGATGAACGAAACAACTTCAACCGAGCACAAGGAACCTTCGATTTTCACCCGAACAGGAATCAGCAGGTTCGATCCACTTCTGTTTTCAATAATCCTGATTCTTTCACCCAAATCGGTCGCTTTATCTCCAAGCGAATCGAGTTTCCCAATCTTTATGTTTCTTCTGATGTTTCTCTTCAGGTCATTGAGATACTAAGACTCTCATCATCACTTTTCGAAACGGTCGAGTGCTCGCTTACGTGGCGGGCGCTGCTTTTGGATGTCGGGGATTTTGTCTTCCTGAATGTCCAGATCGGCTCTATAGTTTACGACAACGTTCCCGCAATGATTCGAAGCAAAGGTTACGATCCAAATGGAATCCAGATACCTGTCCAGCTATGGAGTACCCAGCTACTGCCGTTCCCAGGCTATTCGGGAGCCGGTAGCGGTATTGTAGGCGGGGCGGGTCAAACAATAACAGAGGAGTGAGTCACTATGGCCGTTACATTGACCGTGAGCGAAACCATTACCGGCGCAAACGTATCTGACAGCCTTGCCGGTGGATCCACCGGCCTGGATCTTGGCCAGGTTACGAATGGGCAATATGCGCCACTCATCAACCAGACCGCAAACACAGGCCACCAGGACCTTTTTATCAGACATGACGCCGTGGTTGACCCGATCACAGACGTGAGTTTCTACCTTGCGACGTTCACCGGGACATACGGCGGCGCGAACAGTGCAGCCGCGGACTTTACGACTATGGGCAACTACGGGGCGGCTGACACTGGAGCCACTGCAAACAACTCTGATGGGCTCTCGCGCGGGCTTCATATGGATATGAGCTGGGATGTTGCCACTGCCTCTCAATTCTCCTACACCCGCGAGGCGACGGGCCAGAAACGGATCTTTGGGAAGACGTACACCGGAGACGACGGGCTCAGTCTTGCCGGTTCCTTCCTCATGCACCCGGACGCCGCAAGCTACTGGAACGGATCCAGTGAAGTTGATGCGACGACACCAGTCGCAGGTCAGATCGGAAAGAGCACCGATACTGTACTTGGGAACCGGGGTCATATTCGCCTGCGTGCATACCTCCATTCGGCGAGTACAGATGGCGGCATTATCCAATATGACACGGTTATCAGCTACTCGTTCACAAGTTAGCGTTTTAATTATATAAAAGCCCTAGAATAGCGACAGAAGTCATGGTAGAAAAATTGCCTACACCGCAATAGGGAGACTTTCTTGCCATGACTTCAGAATTCTATGTTTATGCTCATTATGACAGTGACGGTTGCATTCGTTATATTGGCAAAGGATATAAGCGCAGGGCTTTTTCAAGACATGGCCGTAGTGGACTCTGGGTCGAGACTTTTCCAGATGGACCATCAAGAATAGAGTTCATCGCAAAAAATCTTACTGAGCAAGAAGCTTTTGAATTAGAGGATTTGAAGATTAGGGAAGAAGTGTCTAAAGGTACAAATCTCATAAATCTTCAGTGTGGTGGATATGGTGGCGCTACATGGCTATTTACGCCAGCAACTAGAATGTACTTTTCATCTATCCATAGGGGTAAAAATCATTGGTCGTATGGAAAAGCAAGACCAGAAGAAACTAGAAATAAAATAAGCTTAACAAAGATAAATAATAATGATCCTGGATATTGGCTCGGAAAAAAACGCGATCCAGAACTTATGAAAAAACTGGTTGCAGCATCTCACACTGAAGAAGCAAACGCCAAACGGGAAGCAAAAAAGAAATTAGGCGACTATGGATGGAATAATGAGGAAAGGCGAAAAAAACTTTCTGAATGGGCAAAAGGCAGGATAGTCTCAGAAGAAACAAAAAAGAAAATATCAGAGTCAAAAAAGGGCTGTGAGAGTTGGGCTAAAGGGATACCAAAGTCAGAAGAAACAAGGCGTAAAATGTCTGAGGCTGCAAAGGGAAAACGTCATTCGCAAGAGATTATTGACAAGATCAAGGAATCGAAAAAGCGAAATGGAAACAAGACCTCGAAAGCCAAAGCCGTTAGATGCCTTAACACAGGAGAGGTTTTTAGATGCGCAAGCGATGCTGCGAATACCTTGACTGGCGGAATTGGCGAGAAAGTCATACAGCAATGCTGTGTTGGCAAAAAGCCAAGCTATAAAGGTTTCAAGTTTGAGTACGCAGAGAGCACAATCCCCACCAAATAGCTACGACCCCGTCCGACACATGCGAGCGAATCCAGGCGACCGCTGGATTTTCCGCTGGCGGTTTGAGTATGCCAACGGCACAAGCCGCGCTGGGATTTGGAACGGCACGACCCGCTTTGAGGACACTGCTTCAGCGCAGACCAAGGAAGGGCTGATTGCTGCGATAATCGAGGGAAAGCATTTTATGCGCCGGGACATTCGTATTTTCGCCGAATGTCCTGGGCAGGATTTCATAAACTTCGAGCATTTGGCCGTCCACGTTCGCAGTCCAAAAAGTTCAACAACATTCGTCTACGGCATGAGAATCAGAACAAGGAACTGCATGGCAAACTGCTTTGCAGACGGGAGCATTGAAAAGCATGATTGGCGACCTGATAGCAACTATCGCTGGCCTGAATGGACCAGAACTTAAAACATACGATGACCCGGAAGCAATAGCAGAGCCAGGTTTTTACGTTACAAGTGATATGACCCGTATTGAGCACTGGTCATATCCTTGCGAGTACACAAAACCCATGAGCCACGCCCCACACTCAGCCGCTGGGCTTCTCTGTGATGGCTTTTTATCCATTATCTCTGGTGATGACGCCGGGGAAATCTGCGAAAAGCTTAATAACTGGCATCAACACCTTGTTAAATATGGAGTGATAGCACCATGACGATAGTCGGACGCTCACAGATTGATCACCCGGCGCTTGGAACAGCTGGCGGCAGTGCATTGCACGCGGCAATTGAGACGATTTACACAAACATCGGAAACGACCTGGCGGGACGCTATGAAACTGCTGCCGGTGTTGCAAACAGCACTCTTACCACATTCACGCATAACTTTGGGGTTCAGTTTGCTGACCTTAAGGTGCTGCTCTATACGGGAACGTTTCCCAACCTCGTGCGTGTTTCGGATCCAGTGGCCTCAAACTGGACGATTGCGGCAAACGGTACCAACCCGAAAACACAGATCGACGTGACGACTCCCGGAAGCGGTGGACCGCATACCTTTGCTCTTATGGTCACGCACGGGCGCGGGGCTGAAAAGCTTAAAGACCTTGATGATGTTGACTTCACGGTTGCGCCGGTCGATGGCCAGCTGTTTATCTATGACTCTGGCACATCGAAATGGGAGCCTGCATATCTTCGCTACACGGCAGAGACGGCGGCTATTGCCAGTAACACCATCACGCCGACGACCGGGACCACGATGCAGCGCATTACATCCGGCACGGGCGACATCCAAATGATTGCGGGCCCTACTGCCGGAAAAGTCTACGTACTGGTCAACGAAACGGGATCAGACAAGACCCTGAAGAACGACACCGGAGCTACGGCAGCCAACCGGATCTATACCGGAAGCGGCGCCGATCTCACCCTCAAAAATCAGGCAGCTGTCACGCTCATCTATAACTCAGGGCTGAGCCGCTGGGTTGTCGCTGGCGGATCGGGCGGCGGTGGTCTTGCTCCAAGCAGCCAGAACGCTAACTTTACGGCAGCTCCTGGGAACAACTATTTGACCGATACCAGCGGTGGACCGATCACCGCAACTCTTCCCGCAGGAACCACGGGCGCAACCATCCAGTTTGTCGATGCAACGGAAAGCTGGGGAACAAATAATCTCACCATTACCCCAGCCAGCGGCGAGGAAATTGACCTTCTTGCAGCTGATGAAAGTCTAATTTGCGACGTGGTTCGCGGCTGGGTCCAACTCAGCTGGAACG